CGTTGAACTCTTCGGCTTTGGTGCGGATCGTTTCCCCGGCCTGCCGCAAATCGCCGAGCGCGGCGTCGGCGCTGGCCAAGTCCGCCTGAGCGCTGGCGGTCTTCATCCGGTCTATCTCGGCATCCTTGCGCCAGCCGTTTGCAGTCCAGCCTGCGGCGAAAATGCACATTGCCAGCAAAGCCAGGCCAACCGCGCGCCATGGCAGCGCGCTCACTTCGTCACCGCCTTCTGAACGACGTTGCCCGCGATGTAGGCAGCGACCACGGTCCCGACCGTAGCGCCCCAGATCGCGGCATCGATCGTGCCCACAAGCAGCATTGCGTCCGCGGACGCGATCACCATCAGAGCAGTCAGAAACTTCCGGCTTGCGTATCTCATTGAGCCTCCAGGCATTTGCGGTTGCGCTCCAACTGGCGAGTCCACACGCCGTAGCAGCGCTTGTTACCCGGCGTCGAACAGTCGTACCCCGCGGCGTACTTGTAGAGCAGCAGAGCGTTGCAAGCGCCGACGTAGTCCGCGGCCAGTAGCCGCTTCTGCATCGACGATCCGCGCCAGTTGCTCATCCCGAACTGCCCGACGAAGTCGCAGTAGACGTCGTACTCCCCCTGATAGAGCTTCACGCCCGGGAGCGTGTCCGCCATCCGCTTGCAGTCCTGATGGATGAGATTCCGCGCGAGCTCGCGCGCGCGCGGCGGCGTGATGGTGTCGCCCATGCGAACCGGGCGACCGTCCTCGTAACGAGTCGATCCATGCCCGATGGTCGGCACGTCACCCTTCGTCGGGATGACAGCGCGATCGGTGAAACCTTCGGACGCCTCCCACGTTGCGAGGCCCGCGGCCGACATCGTCAGCGCCGCCACTGCGATCCGTTGCTTAAGCATCGCCCCCCTCCTTCTGGCGCTTGCCGAGCCATGGACGGACCGCCTTCCAGATGAAACTTCCGATCAGCAGCAGCACGTAGAAGGCCGTCAGCCAACTCGCCCAGTCCTGAACGCTGTACCCCATGAACGTCATCACCGTCACCGGCGCCGCCGGCGCAAGCTTCACTGCTTCGTTTGCCATGTCGGCCTCGATCATTAATTTCCCCGGAGAAAATAAAAAAAGCCCGCTCGAGGCGGGCTGCATTTGCTGCGATGGCGGCGGGCTACGCCTGCACGGGCTGATCAGTGGCGAACGAATACCAGACGCTGTCCTTTCGGTAGACTGGCACGCCGGTACCCGCGCCGGCGCCCTCTCCCGCCTTGCGACCGTCGAGAGCAAAGGCGACGTTTCGGTCACCAACGGCGGGCAACTCGTCGACGTTATAGCCGCGCACCTGCACGACATTGTCGAAAATATGGTTGCCCGCCCAGTAGTTCTGCTGGTTGTCGGCGGCCTGTTCAACGTTTCCGACGAAGAAGCTGCCCAGCGTCCCGCCAGTGCTGTCCAGAATCTGGATGCTGTTGGGCGACCTCTGCATGAGGCGCGGCGCGCTGCCCTCGGGTCCGAAGTGCAGTTCGGCCACGTTCTCGATCTTGGCCTTGTCGGCGTTGCTCCCACCGTAGGATTCGATGATTTTCGAGATGCCGCCTGGATGCGAGATGTAAAGATCGCCAATCATGCGCGTCGCGCGCACGTCGCGCATCTCCGCCGATCCGAAGACGTGCTGCCAGTTCAGTTCACCAAGGATCAGGCCCGCGACGAATCGGTTGGCCTCATCGGCGGGGTGCGTGCCGTCGCCGTCCCAGCCCAGCCGGACTAGTTCGGCGAAGTTCTTGCACGCGCTGTATCCATCGAAGTACGCGGCATCGTTGGCGAGCGCCCGGGTGCGGAAGACGGCATTGTTGGCGATCTGCGTCGCGGCGTCGCTGTTGTCCGGCAGGCTGCCGACCACCAGTTTGCTGCACGGCGGCAGGCTGGCGAAGCGCGCGAACATGAGCGGCACGCTCGTCTCAGCGTCTTCCTCCTTGGCCTGCACCACCATGAGCTTCACGTTCAGGTCGCCCATCAGGTATGACGTGATCGCCGTGCTGGCGTAGTTCTGCTGGGCCAGCGTGGAGCCGCCGCGCCCGAACGTGATCGGTTGCAGGCCGTAGGCGCGAAAGAAGCCTCCGCGCAGATACACGACGGTGCCGGTCGCCGTAATGCGCAGTTTCAGCGCCTTGGTCGGATCGGCCGTGAATTGCACCTTGGTCGCGCCAAGCTGGGCGTCCGCGAGGTCGACCGTCTGCGTCAGCAGCAGTGCATCGCCGTTGTCGGCGTCCAGCAGGTCGACCGTCGCCGATCCCATGCCCGGCCCCTTGGCGAAGTAGGCGCGCGCCGTTGCCCAGCCGCGATTGGCGCTGGCGCTGATGGTGATCGTGGCCGCATTGGACAGCCGGTAGTGGTCGCCTCCCGGCAGATAGGTGAAATCGGCGTTGCCACCGGCGCCGTCATAGACGTTCTGATCGACCGGCGCCGCGCCGCTGTCGAACACCGAGCCCGTCGTGACTGGCGGATCGATGCCGGGCACGCTCATGATGGTCTGCTGCACGTAGCCGGCCTGCTGGTGCGACTGGAACAACAGCAGCAGGATCTGCGACCAGACGTGCGGCGAGACCGAATCGCCCCAGCAGCCGATGCCGACAATGGTCTGTGGGTCGCCCGTCACGGTCGGCGATGGATGATAGGCCGATAGTGCGGCGCTCAGGTCGCGCAGGTTGTGCTTGCCCTCCAGCTTGCTCATGTTCGCGCGCAAGTCCGCAGGCATGCCGTCAGCGCCAGGAGGACCCTGTTTTCCGGGGTCGCCCTTGAAGAACGCTGCAAAGGTGGCTTCCATTGGCGCCGCGCTGGCGCTTACGAGCTTCAGTGACAGATTGATTGGCGTCAGGTCAGGCATGGGTCACGCGCTCCACCACATTGATTGTCTCGGTGTTGGACAACACCACCTGTCCCGCAGGGCTTTGCAGCCGAATATCCATCACCAGCAGTTCCAGCGGCCAAACGTTCGACTGCTGGGCGCTGGCCGATAGCAAGACCAGGCCCGTCGCTGCATCGACAAATTCAGCGATCAAATCCTGCACAAGCGCGCCGGTAAGCGCGGTGCGCAGCTGCGAAGCGATGCTCCAGCCGGTGAAGTCCATCACCGAGCCGCTGTTCACAATTTGGCCCGCATAGGCGAAGTCCTGGCCGCGCTTGAAGTCCGTTGTCATCTGGGCACCGCCTGTCGGTTATGCCGGCTTTACCGGCCAGTCGATCGTGCGCGGGAACCCGGGTTGCGACGTCACCGCGCGCAGCGCCTTGCGGTACTGGCTCAGAGCCTTGAGCGCGACTTCGTCTTCGGTCGTCAACTCGCCCAGAACGAAGCCGTCCATCAGCGGCGCGATGAGTTGGTCGGCTTCGTACAAACGCACCGCCTGCTCACGCCGTGCCAGCGCGCTTAACTGTTCCGCCTCCAGAGCTGGGTCCAGCGTCCACGCGCCGTCGATCCATACGTGTGCCGGCGACGGCCGTAGTTCCTCCGTCAGGAACGACGGCAACTGCCCCAGGCCGGAGTACTCGCCGCTCAAGTTGAATACGCTGCCATCGGCTGTACGATAGAGGGGCACGGCACGATAGTCGGCAATCAGCGTCCACTCACCTTCCGGCCAATTCTGCGGCGGGATACCGCTCTCGTTCAGATAGACCGGCACGCGCCGCTCCTCCGCCTGCGGCGGCGCGATCTTGGTGGCATAGCCCGGCACGATGGGATCGTCGGGCTCCAGCGGATTGTCGTCGGCCACACCAACCGTTAAAAATTCACCCGTGAATGGGTGATAGTTGAAGATCTCCATCCTGCGTCCTTCCTCAGTATTTGATAACCGCATACATCGCCACGTTGCGCGGGCGAGTCTCTGCGCCTACCGCAGGACCTGCTGTCACATTGCCGGTCCATGCCGATCGATAGATATTCAGCGTAGATCCGCCGGTGTTAATAATTCCGAGGCCTGGCGCATCGGAATAGAATCCGTTCGTCCCAGAATCTGCATTGTGTTGGTGCTGAACGAGCTGTTGCGCCTGAGCGCTGCCGACCACCCGCCCTGAGTCGACCCCGCGCCCATCATCCAGGACCCGAATGAATTCACCGCGAAGCTCCGGAAGGTTGAACGTTGTAGACCCATCGCCTACACCATAAGTCGTGCCGATAGCCGCAAACAAAGCGGAATATGTGGTGCGCGAAACGGCGCCGCCATTGCATTTAAGGTAGCCGTTGAGTGCATTTAGATGCGCGAGATAAATTACTGCACCTGGTTGGATGTGCCCCAGGTTTGACAGCGTCACGTCCCCCATGTCGAGCCAGGCGGTGTTACCGCCATTGCGCATGCGTAGTCTGCCGACAGCTGTGTCGACCCAGAACTGAAATGGGTAGGTGGTAGATGGCGCGGCAGATCCGGAATTATTCGACGCCAGCGCCTGCTGCCCCGAGTTGATCTTCTGGACCAGCGCCAGCCCCGATAGCGTGCCGGTGGTCGGAATGTCAAGAGTGTCCTGAGACATGAGATCCCCAAAAAGGAAAAGGCCGCATAAGCGGCCCAGAGGGTGATTGCAGCGTTGCTCAGTAGCCCTGAGCTGACCAGTTGATGTTTCGTGCGACCGCCGTGGTGCCGTTCAGTATCTGCACATCGAAGCCCGAGAGGCCGATGTTCGTAATGACGACTCGGTCGCCTGCCTGCGCAGCGAGCAGCGTGACCTGGACGTGCGGCACGTTCTCGCCGTTCGGCCCGGCGTTGAACGGGTTGCCGAATCCGACATGCAATCCGCCAGTCCCGATAGCGACGTTCGTACCGGTGTCCAGGCGATCCGGCATATCCACCGTGAGACTGAATTGATCGACCTGCGGATGAATGGCCGGATCAGTCGTCGACAGTAGTAGGCGCGCGGTGAAGTACTGGCCGTTGTACACGCCCGGCAGGAAGTCCTGCCAGTCACCGAACACGCCGTCTCCCTGCGCGATAGCGATCTGCGGCTTGGCCGTGACCGCCGCGCCCAGCGCCTCGCCGAGCATGTCCTGATCGATCAACACATCCTCTTCGGTCAACACATTGTCCGTGGAGCGCACGCCGTGCACAGACGTCTTGACGATCAACTGACATGGCACAACGCGGCCCACGTTGACCTGGTGGCCCACAGATAAGGTGTAGGCGCCGTCAGTGGCGATCCCGCCGTATTCGAGGATATTTGACTCATCCAGCACGTCGGCATCGCCCAGCACATTGCCCGCGCCGGCCAGGACCAGGCTCCCCGCGTTCACGGCCGCCCCGCCCGTCAGCACACCAGGCCATGTGGGCGCCTCGTCGCGCGTCACAAGGACGTTGCGCACCAGCGCGGCACCTGCGATGACGATGGACACCGCGGCGGAATAGACGGGCGTACCGCTGGGCGGCACGTAGCGCGTGGCCACCCAGTACGTCCCATCACCAACAGCAACGATGTCCTCCAACGGCGTCGTGCCGACCACCACCGCGCTCTGCCACGTTGGGCCAATCCGCACCTCATAACCGGGCAAGCGCAGATCCGACACCGGCGACCACGTCAGATGCGTCAGCTGATCGCGGTAAACCGTGACAAGGTTCGTCGGCGCCGGCAGTGGCGCGATCAGGCCCTGAACGATGTAGCGATCGCCCTGGCCCTTGGCGCTACGCAACTGCACGAGGGAGATCGGCGTTACAAAGACGTCAAGGATGTCGTTCGTATAGGCTTCGACCTCCAGGCTGTTGTTCGTCGCGTTGTACGTTGTCGGCGCGCCGCCATTAATCGACACCGCGACAGTGGCCGTGGTGGCCGCGCCGGTCACCCATGCGATCGTGACGCGGCTGCGCCCTGTCACGCCATCGAGCAGCCTTTCATTGAAGGTGATCGATCTAACGTCGCCGTTGAGCTGGCTGTACGTGCGTGGCGGGACATAGTCATATCCGCCCGACGCGCGCTGGTAATACGCCGGCTCTTCGTCCGTGGCGATGATCTGAACTTCAGCGCCGCCGGCCTGCGGAATCACTGCCGTGATTTTCACGGCCTTTCCCGGCGTGGCCATCGGATCAAAGACGAACGCCCAGTCATAGGGAATCCGGTCCGGATTCTCCGACGGAACAGGGAACTCAGCAGGGATCGGCGACGTCAGGGTCAACGTGTCGGCGTTGCCCTCACCGCTCTGCACGCCAAACACCTGGTAGCGGCCGTCAGGAAAGCGGATCCCCACGAAACCCGGCGCCGCGGTCAGCGGCACCTGCCGGTCGAGCTGCAGCGTCGCCCGGTCGCCTCCCACCAGACGCCCCGCAAAACTCCATGCGGTCATGTCATGAGAGAGCAGCACCACATCACCGCGCTGCGCCACGAACCCTTCGAGATCCGACACCCACGTGATCTTGCGCCGCCGGTAGTACTGCGCGGCCGCCATCAGATTCGCCTTGCGGCCCGCCAGGGCGACGTTCGTGCACCCGATGAAGTTCAGCGACACGGGATTCGATGGCGCAGTGACGTTCGGCGGTTTCGCGCGCACCTGATCGGTTTGCCAGTTCTTGTCCGGGTTGACGAAATTGATGATGATCTCGTCGGCCAGGTTCTGGGTGTTGTACTCGATCTGGAAGCTGTCGCGCTTGATGTTGAATGGCCCGAATTGCATCACTGGCGCCTGGTCAGCAGCGTCCCAAACCACGCCCAGCTTGCCAGTCATCCACGTTGGCGAGCCGTCGCCGCACAGCGCGATCTGTTCGGCCATCGTCGCGATACTGGTCGCCGCCGCCTGAACAAAGTTGCAGGACAGGCCATGCCAATCGCAGTGCAGCCCGAATTCCTTGATGCCCTCGATGTCGATGCGGCTATCTGGCAGCCCAGCACCAAAAACGCGCCGGCCATTCACGAACTTGCCGCGCGCCCACCAGAGATACCACCACGCCGGGTTGCTCGTTGGTTTGGTCTCCCACGCCGCACCGGTCCAGACAGGGCATGATGCTTGCACCAGCGCACTGAAGTCACTGATGGTCCCATTGAGTTGCGAGGTCGCCTTGATCCTGAGCCCCACCCGCGTCTGGCCGGTGTAGTCCGTGGTGTCGAGTTGATAGCTGCGAAGCTGCGCCCAGCTGAAAGCGTTTTGCTCACGGGAATCCGTGACATCGGGCGTCAGTTTCCTTACGCGCACTTCATATTGCCCTGCCGGCACATCAAGCCAATAGTTGGCGCGCCGCGGCGTCTGCGAAGAATTGGCGATCGTGAGCGTGCCTCGGCCTGTGAAGTCCTGCCACGCTGTCTGGCCCACCTCGCGATACTGCAGGTCGAACTGTACCGATCGTGGGTCCAGTCCGCCCTTGTCGTTCGCGTAGAACAGCACCGCAACGAAATCGACCCAGATGCGCGTTGTGTTCGGCGACGTCGTGCGCTGGACCCATCCAGCGTTGGAACTCACGTCCTGCACCGACATGCTGTCGACGTTTGCCGACACCAGGGAGAGCTTTCCGTCCGGCCCGCTGACCTCGATCGTGACGTCGCTATAGTTGGAGATCGGCGTGTCACCGATCCGGAAATCAGACAGCGTCAGATCGCCAAGTCCGAAGTTGAACGTCTGGTAGAGGTACTGGTCCTGATCGAAGAACTCGGTGTAGGAGTTGGCTCCAACATCCGGCACGACGCGGTTGTACCCGATGCAGACCGGCAATGGTTCGTAGAGCCGCGCGGTGTTCTGTCCGCCGTTTAATGCATAGGTGGGCGTCTCGCTGTTTGCCTGATAGGCCGACGAAGCGAGTGTGGCCTTCGGCGGTGGTAGCAGCGCGTTCACAAGCAATGATCCGCCGATCATCACCGCCGCCTGGACCAAGGCGGAAGCGGTGGCGGCTGTCGTGCCCAAGGACGTCGCCAGCGTCGCCCCGTAGAACTGCCCCGTATAGACGGCTGCCACCACGATTGCGATCATGGCGACGGTGCGAAGCACCTTTCCAACGCCGCCACCGCCACCGCCTTCCACCGCCGTGCGCAGGACAATGCGGTCTCCGGGATACGGCATCAGCATGTGCCAGTTCTCCGAAGGCACCGGGATGTCATTGCACCAGAGCGAGACTGCGCCGCGCGGAAGTGAGACACCCTGCCGCTTCAAATACTCGCCCAGCGTCTCGTCCTTCAGAAACTCCGCGAGGTGGACATGTCGACCGTCCGTAGTCAGGGGGTGCGGAAGGTGCACCAGCGCAGGCGCGCGATGTTCGTTCACTTCCATTTATAGAATCCGTCCAGAAGAAGGCCCGTTCCCGGCAACTCCCGTATCCGGTGCCTTACGACCTGCCCTGCTTCGCGCGAGTTGTGGAGCACCCACGCGACGCCCCTGACTTCGTAGTAGACGCCGACGTGACCGAGCCGCCCGCGCGCGATCATCACCACTGCATCGCCATCGGCCGGCCTGTCAGTGCGCTCTCCAATCTCGGCGCAGCACTGCGTGACGAGCCGTGAATCTGCGAAGGGACCAGTGCCGCGGGCGGTGGGAATGGCGATGTGCCGGCCGAAGACTTCGGCTAAAACCAGGCGCGCCAGTTCTCCGCAATCGAATTCTCCCGGCACGTACGGCCGGAACATGTAGGCATCACTCCAATGCGCCATCAGAAGAGTCCTGGAGCGGTGTCTGGTCGATACTGGATGCCGACAGCCTGCTGATTCAGCATGTCGTAATACCCAAGCCTCGCGGTGACCTTTGAAGAGTTGACCCGAATGCCGAGCAGATCCATGGTTGCCGTCCACTCGATGTGGTCGGGATCACTGCGCAGTATCTCGGAGAATGTCGCCGTCGCGCCCAGCCCACCCTGGCTGATCTCCAGCCATTGCACCAGGTCGCGTCCGACGTTGTCGATCTCCAGCTGTCCCTGTGGTTGCTGACCTTGCTGGTCATCCGGCACCGTTGCGCTGAACGCGAGGGCCTGATACAGGTTCCCGCCGCTCGTGACGTCCTGTGTGTCACACACGACGCGGATCGGCGCCGCGAGATCGGGATGATCGATCTGCAACAGCAAGAGCGGCGATTCGGGTGCTGAGAGCGCTCCAATGGTCTCGCGGTAGCGCGGTGAATAATTGCGTGCCATCAGCCGTATGTCTCCAGCGTGAATTTCACCGTCCAGATCTGCCGGCGGGCGACGGCCGCGTATTCGACACGGCCGCCGACGATCCGCGCGAGCTTTGTGGTTCCCGTAAGTGGATCATTCCAGTTGAACCACAACGTCCCGCCTGCAAGGTCGTCCCGTACCCAGTTCTCGAAATCATTGCGCACGGTCAGGCTTGCGACGACGAACTGCATCGTGCGAGACACGATTGCGCGGGTGTTCCGGGGGCGCTGCTTGTCCGGACCTGACTCCATTTCAGTCACCAGCACACCGTAGTCGGGTGTTTGCTGGAACGCCGCAGCGGTTGGTAGCGGCATGTAGCTCGGAAATGTAGGTGTCGTCATTGTCTCGGCAGGTTCTGAATCGCGGACCTGATTGGCCCGCCATTCTGCAGATCGTCGATCACCACCGTAACAATGGTGCCGTTGACATCAAAACGCGGTGTGGCGCTCTTGGCCTGCATTTGCTGCGAACCTTGATTGACAAGCTCAATCTTCAGGCTGCCAGGACCGCCCGAGCTATCGCCCGCGCCTCCGGCCGGTTCAGAAGCGCTCCCTCTCAGCAGCCGCGTTGCGGGCGAAGTGCCCACATATCCGCCATCGGCATAGCCCTTCACCACGTCCCGTCCCGTCAGCGCATCGAGTAGTTGACGAACGCCCGGCCGAGCAGTGGTCTCAGCGTCGATGACATACTCGCCACGATGAACGATGCCCGCAGGCTGGAACTTGCCGCCGTCGCCGGTGTAACCACCATCCGAATAGAAGATTCCCGTCGTCGTTGGACCGCCGAAGGAACCAGCAACCGGGCTGGCACCGTTGAATGAGGTGGCGGCCGCACCCCCGCCCAAAAAACCACCAAGGAGCGACGCACCCGCCTGAAAGAGGCCCGAGAGCGACGAGCGCAGCTGGATCCGCGCGATGTCGGCAATGACCGATTGCGCGAACGAACTGAAGCTCAGCTTCCCCGTTGTCACGAACATGACTACGGCGTCCTCCAGACCCTTGAAGGTATTGCCAAATGCCTGGCTGACCTGGCCAGCGATGTCCTTCGCGCCATCCGCATAGTTCTGCAGCGCGCGCGTCGCGCCGTTGGTCCAGTCGCCCTGCGCCGCGAATAGTCGCTGCTGATCGTCCCGCGCGCGCTCCATGGCATCAGCCATCGCCTGATTGATGGACTCGATCTGCCGACGGTAGTCGTCGGTTTCGAGTGCGTTGGCGCCGCCTGCCTGCCGCACGCGCTCCGTGAACTGGTCTCGGAATCGGCGAAACTGGTCTTCGATCTGGTTCAGCGTGTCGGCGAGCTGCTTGGCATTGTCCCCGAGACCCAACGCATTGATCTGACGCTGCGCCTGCACGGCGCGCGTACCGTTGTAGTTCGAGATCTGCAATGCGGTCTGAGCCACAGCGCCGCGGATGCGCTCCTGGTACTTCTCGACGTCGGCCGCCTCCTCGGCATAGGTGCCTGCGATCTCCGCCCGCAGTTCCTTGACCCGGCTGGCGTAGCGCTCCCGTTCAGCCAACGATTGCCTTCCCCCAGCGACGTTCGCTTCACGCTCTGCCAGGCGCACCTGATCTTCCAGCGCCGCCCGCCTCGCCTCATAGCTGCGGTGAATGTAGTCTTCTTGCGAGAAGAAATCCGCTGCGCGCAGTTTCTCCAGCGTCGACAGTTCCTGCTTGAGCTGGAGTTCACGTTGGCGACCTTGCGCCCGTAGCGCTTCCAGTTCTCCACCCAGCGCATTCTGCCCGGCGGCGATGCCTGCAGTGTCACGATAGCGCCGGCGCGTCTCGGCCTCGCGCGCCGCGATCGCCGACGCCGAGACGCGCTCGTCGTTCGGATTCACCTTGCGGATCGCTTCCTCGAGGCGCTTGTTTTCCTCCAGCGCCTTGTTCAGCGCTTTTTGCTTGTTGACGCGCTCGTCGATGGAATCCAGCTTACCGCTGGCGGAAATCGCCGCTTCCTGCTCGCGCTTGTAGCGCGCTGTCGCCTCTGCCAGCCGATTCTGCTCGACCGCCAGCGATTGAATCGATGAGGCGAGCTGATTGGCCTCCTGCTCGAGGCGCTTGGCGGTATCCACGTCACCGCGGCCGCGCGCTGCGCCGGCGCGACGTAACAGTTCATTCTGGCGCGCCGTGATCGCCGCACTGCCGTCATCCGGCGTCTCCCGACCGAACGACTTGGCAGCGTCCCATGCCTTGCCAATCGCGTTGGCCAGGCCGTTCCACGCACGCTCGAGGTATCCGACCGTCTGCACGCCCTTCGTGGCCAGATGTTCGTGCAGGATCCGCGCGTTCTCGAGCACCGCCTCCTGTACGCGCCCCTGGTCCTCCAGCGACTTGATGTACTCGTACTGCGCGAACGTGATGTAGTGAAGGCTCTTGTTGTGTTCCTCCGCCCACTTCGCAACGCCGTCGGGCATCTTTGCGTAGTCCGCGGCGATGTCGGCCAGGGATTTTCCCGTCAGGGCGGCCATGCGCACCGTGTCCTCGCCAAGGACTGTCAGCGCCTCGCCAGAAAGCCGTCCGCTGGAAACCAACGCCATCAGCGCTTCGCGCGCAGGGCCGAAGCCACGCTGCGTGGAATCGGCGATCACCTCCACCGATCGTTCGAAGCTGGCGGCCGTCTGACCTGCATAGTTGCCGGTAAGCACCAGGCTGCGGTTGAAACTAACCGTTTCCTGCTCGCCCTTGTACAGCGCCACGCCGAACAGCGCAGCGGCGCCGGCCGCGAGCGTCAGCGGGTTCACCAGCCCGGCAACATACCCGCCCAGGGCGCGCGCGGCAGGTCCGATTCCGCCGAACATGTCTTTGAGCTGACCGCCCTGCTGAGTGAGCACCAGCAAAGGGCTTTGCCCGCCAGCGAGCTGTGTCACAATGTCGGTGAATTGCGCTGGCACCTGGCGCATTGCGGCTGCCGTCTGGGCTGCGGATACTCCCACACGAGCCTGCGTGCGCTCCGTCGTGGCGGCAAGCCGAGCCTGCGCCTGTTCCGTTTCGCGGATCTTGGCGATCAGCGGCTCATAGACCTCCTTCGGAATCCCGCGCATCCTTGCGCTGTATTCCAGCGCCGCGGACTTCGACATCCCGAAGGTATTGGCCGTCTTCTCCAGGCTCGTCACAAACCTGTCGTTTGCCGCCTTCATGCGGTCGGACGCATCCCGCGCGGCATCGGCCATCGAACGGGCACTGCGAGATGTCGACTGGCTCGTCTCTGCCGCGGCCTGCTTCAGATCCTGGACGGAACGCTTGGCGTCGGCGAAGCCGGCCTTGAGGCCAGAAACATCGGCATCCGCCTGCAGGGTGGCCTTTCCGACAACCTGGCTCATGCTATTCCTCGTTCATTTCATCCAACGCCGCGCGCTCCATCACCCGGACCGCTTCGAACAGCTCGGACTGCTCGTCGGGTGGGATTCGGTTCATGCGCATCACGATGCGCAGCGCCGTGTAGTCAAGCCCCACAGGGCCTCCCATTCCCACCCGCCATTGCGTCTCCATCTGCACAAAAACGCCGAGCGCTACCGCGTTGTCCGGCCACACTTCCACGTCCGGCGGACGGACGTCATCCAATACGAGACCGATCTGTGCGAGTTCCTTAGCCGGCGGCGCCCGCCAATACATCCGGCGGGCCGCCGCGATCAGTTTCCCCGGCGCGCCGTCGTGATTTCCGATGTGTAGGCGTCAAAAATCGCCTGGCTGGCTGTGTGATAGTTCTCCAGCACCAGCGCGAAGTTTTCCGGGGTGAAAGGCTGATCGACATCCTCCCATCCTGCGACGATCTCCTGCAGGAGTGCCGCGTCCCGGGCGCCCGCGGTGTGCTCGTCGGCCGCCGCCTTGGCGGCCTCCGCCACGCGGTCGCAGAAGGTTTTCACCTCTGCCCGCGTCTTGTGGCGGAAGACGAGCTTCAGCTTTTCGGCCGGCTGGCCCGGGACGGCGATATTGGCTTCAGCCGTGAAGGTCGGATTCGGGTTGATTTTGAACATCAGGCACCTGCGCTATAGCGAGTCGGCTTGCCGATCAGGGACAGCGTCACAGTGACCGCCATCGCCTCATTCTTCGTGGTGGTCGGCATGTCCGACATCGTCACGTAGGCCATGAAATAGATGACATCGCCGCTCGGCAGGCGGAACCGGATGGCGCGCGGGAGCCGGTCTTCATCCGCCGCCTTCAATACCGGGTACTGTGGCAAAGTCGGATCGTCGGCGATCGTCAGCGTGATCGATCGCGGGCTGCGAGTCGTCGGAATCTGCTTGTCGTCGCCGGTGTCCTCAAGAAATGAGTACGTGTAGAACTGCTGCTCACCGCCCTGGCTGGTCGACGTGAGCGTCTGCTTGATCTCCTGCCAGGACTGAACTTTCAGCACCGATCCGACGCCCGCGCCGGCTGGATAGTTGCCGATGTCGGTCGTATCGAATCCCTCGAGATCGAAGGCGCCGGAGGTGGAACCGTCGACACGGCCGATGCGACCGTCCATTCGCGTCCAGCCGGAAGTAATGGCAACGATGTCGCCGTCCGTGAGCGTGTGAGCGGCCGAAGTGGCCACCGGCGGACTTGCGTTGCTCAAAGCGGTGACGGGAGTGGCAGTCGCCGCCATCGAGGCCGCGATCGCGAAAATGGCACCGTTCGGAAGTTTTACCGACATAGTTGGCTCCGTAATGAAAAATGCCCGCTTA